TGCATTTATTTATTCTCATGACTGTTTTTATAATTTATAAACCATTAATTTAAAATAAAACTATAGTTTTATTTTAAATGATATTTTAGTGAAAAAAATATACTAATTGAACCATTTAATAAATTACAAAATTTTATAATAAAAATAGAAGAATCTATATTTAATCGAAATGCATTTATTTATTCTCATGACTGTTTTTATAATAAAAATAGAAGAATCTATATTTAATCGAAATGCATTTATTTATTCTCATGACTGTTTTTATAATTTATAAATCTAATTCTGATTCTACACATTCTTTTTTAATAACTGTATTAGTCGTGCTTTGCACAACTAGCTAATAGGGTATTAGAAGCTATGTCATCAATCATTTGAAACCGTTTTGGAACTTCAATAAAATTAACAAACTTTTTAAATAATACATTATTATTTGTATCTGTAAATTTATAATTTATATTCACAAATAATTTTTTATCTTTTTTAATTGGAACCATAAAATTAGGAATAACTCCTTGGTATGATGTTATAGTTCCTTTATAGTGATATCCTTCATCGCCAAAAATTTCAATATCAAAACCCATTGGCTTTTCAATAGTTTGGCCATTTTCAGTTGTTGTTGTTACAATTGTTGGTATATTTAATGCTAAAAAATTATGAGATACTTTAACTTTTTTTGTTGTTCTATTCATATTTTTATCAATATGTTCGTGATCTTCTGTCATTGTACGTTGTGTAAAAAAATAATCTATATTTTGAAATGGTTTTTTATAAAATTTTAAAGAATTAAAAGCTTCGCCTAGATCAGCCATATTTTTATATTATATATATTATAATTTTACCCTTAAATCTATAGTTACTATTTACTCTAATTATTAATTACTTTAATTATTAATTACTCTAATTATTATTTACTCTAATTATTAATTATTAATTACTCTAATTATTAATTTAATTATTTACTAATATTAGCAGCAGCACTAGTTGCTAATTTGTCGGCCATATAATTTCCATACCAATCAAAATATTCAATAGAATTTATTTTAGGTTCTATTTTATGTGCTTTAACATGTGTTATTTTAGCATTAATATTTTTTGATAAATAATAAAGTTTTTTAATTAATTCTTCATTTTGTATTGGTTTATTATCTGATTTTTTCCAATTATTTTTTACCCATTTTTTTGCCCAATTATTTATTGTATTAACAATATACATTGAATCAGTTTTTAGTTCAATTAAATTATTAGTAATAATTGTTGTTGATATAATAGTTTCTAGAGCTTTTATACATGCTAATAATTCACAAACTTGATTTGTAACTTTAATTTTAGATGTTTCTTTAATACTAAACGATATATTTCTTGGGTCATTTTGACCAAAGAAAACACCAACACCGCCTTTTCTATTGCCTTTATTTTGATTATTTGGAACAGCACCATCTGTGAATATAATAATTGAATTCATTAATTTTATTATATAATATTATATATTAATAATATTTTTAATCAATTATTTTTATAGCATTATTTAACTGTTATAATTATATTTATCATAGAATAACAATTTTTGATATATATAATTTTGTTATTCACATATTTTAATCATATTTTATTAAAAATGAATATAATTAACATTTGACAATATTTTTATAATTATAAATTTTATTTTAAGTTTAAAAAATATAAAAATATTCTAAAAATTATATAAAATTATATAAAAATGATATACACTTAAATTAACAATTATAAAATAATTTAATTTAATTTAATTAAAAAAAATATCTAGTTTATAATATAAAATGTTTAAAAACGCTCCAAATAATGTAAAGTATGGTTATGTTTTTTTTGTACTTGTTGTAATTTCAGCATATGCTTATTGGCTTATGGTTGCAAAAGGTAAATTAGGTATTACTGATGCTACTACTGCTGGTACTGGTAATGTTGATGGTACTGCTACCACTGGTACCGCAAGTACGAATATAAAACTTGGTATTTTTGTTGCTCTTGTAGCTGCAGTTGGTGGTGTAGGTGTATTATTAAATAATAAATATAAAGGTCCGCAATAAATAAAATTATCTAATAGATAATTATTAAATAAAATTGATATTATTAATATCAATTTTATTTTAATGTAATAAAATATTTAAGCAGTATTAGTTTGCCATATATTGAGTACTGTTTTAGATGACAATTTTTTATTATATTTTTCTTTAATTTTAATAATAGCAATTTTATCATCGGATTTAACTTTTGATTCAATTGATTTAACAAAACTAATTAATTCATCAGAATATTTAGATTTTTTAACTGGTGTTTCTATAATTTCATAATCAAATTTACGTCCAGTAGATGTATTTATCCAACCATTAACAATTATTTCATTTCTATCTACTTTATCATGACATTTTGTACATAAAGTAACTAGATTAGCTGAATCATTTTTTTGTAAATAAAATTTATTATTATTTATATTTTTTTCATTAAAATCTTTTTGCCATACAATATGGTGTGTTTCTAATTGTGTTGTTATTTTACATATTTCACAGCAATTTAAATAAACTTGAGAATTATATTTTGATGTTGATAATTTATGAACATTTTGTAAATAACAAATATTAGAGTGCGTATCATCATATTCTTTTAATATTTCATTTGTTCTTTCATTAAAGTTTTTATCTTTCATTAAAAATTTAGCGACTTGTAATCCATAGAATGTTTCACCAGGTCCATCAGATAAGTGTCTATCATAAATTAATGTATCATTTATTTGATCATATGAAATTTTTAAATGTTTAGATTTAACTCTTTGTAATTGTATAACAGAATCCATTAATGCAATTTGGTGTAAATGTGTTGCAGTAATAAAACTAGAACTAGATTTTGCTAATGTTTCTAACATATAACATACAATTATATTTGCACTTTTTTCTTCAGTACCTCTACAAATTTCATCACCAATTATTAATGACTTTTTATCATTTCTTTTTAATATTGCCATTAATTCAGTCATTTCAACCATAAAGGCACTTAATGCTCTAAACATATTATCATTACCGCTTATTCTTGTAAATAAGGATGTATAAGGTGAATATTCAAAATTTGTACAAGCTGTATAGTAACCAATCTGAGCTAAAATTATATTTAAACCAATTGATTTCATTAATGTTGATTTACCAGATGAATTAATTCCATATAATAGTATTCCATCTTGTTTAGTTTCATAACCTAATTCAATATCATGAGGTCTATAAGTTGTATTTGTACTAATTTTTTCAATAATTGGATGTCTCATTTCTTTAGCTTTAAAAAAACTGGATTGTTTTTCTGTTATAATTGGTTTTGCATAATGATTAGAAATTGCACATATAGCACCAGAATTTATAAAATCGATATATGCTATCTTTTTAGTACAAGTATGTAGTGTATCAATATATAATTCTAAAAAGTTTTTCATATCTTCTTTAAAAATATCTTTTAATTTTTTAGCAAGTGCTTGTTTTAAAATAACTAGATCTTTTGATAAATCTTGAATTTTTGGACTTGTTATTTTTGTATTTAATGATTTTGGTAATTCTGTAAATTCTAAATCATTAACATTTAAAATAATTGATCCAATTGCAATTGTTTTTTCCTTTGCTAAATTTTTTTTTAATATTGCACATCTTCTATTTGTTAATAATAAATAATGACCATCTCTATCATTAAATTTTAATGAAATTAACGATTTTGTTTTATCAGTATCATTTTTTTTAAAATAAACTTTATCATCAATATAAACATCTAATGCTTTAATTAAATATTGCATAAAATTTTGTGTTATATTAATTTTATCTTGTAAATCGTCAATTTCTTTATGAGTTTCTTTTAAATAAAATGAATTATCAGATTCAAAAAACCCATTAAAATTTAATCCATTAATTTTTTCAATAGCAAATTTATTTTCAATCCATGATATTATTTCAAAACTTTGTTTTATTAAGCTTTTTTGTTTAATTCCAAAAACCTTTTTAAGTTTATTATCTTTAAAATATAAAAATAATTTATTAATTTGATAAAAACTAATATATAATTGATATAATTCTCCAGGATTTATTATATTTATTTCTAATTTTCTGATTAATTTATCTAGATCATAAATATCTTCTAGATATTTAACTATATTATCTTGGTGATTATTATTAATAATTGTATTTATTATATCATAACGTTTATTTAATTCTACTGAATCAATTAATGGCATTGTTAATTGCGTATATAAATATCTTTTACCAATTTGTGTTTTTGTAAAATTAATAATTTTAAATAAACATGTATCTTGATTTGTTTTTTGTATAATATCTAATTGGTCTAATGCTCTATTTCCTAAATATAAATATTTATGAGAAGAAAATATTTCAGGAATAGATAAATGTTCTAAAAGTCTTGGTTGATGTGCAATAACATAATCTAATAATATTACCAAACTTAATCTTGCCCAATTTAAAAATTGTAAACCTAATAATTCAATAATATCAATATTAGATTCTATTTTATATATTTGTTCAAATAAATTTTTTTGCCATGCTATTTTTTTATGGTTACAAATATTTATAGAATATGTTGTTGTTGGATTAATACCCAAATATCCTAAAATTTCATTAATATTCATATTTGCAACCATATCTTCGTCTTTAAGATTATTTTCTAATATTATTTCTCTTGGTGGATATGTTTCTAAAAAACGTTGTGCATCATCTAAACCAATTAAAACATCATCTGCTTTAGAATATGTTTCAAATATTGCACCAATTCCAGTGGTTAAATCATATGATGTCATACCAATACATAGTTGTAGTGTATTTGTTTTAGTATCTTTAATTTTATCAAGAACTATTGATACTAGATGTGTTGTTTTAGTATTATTATTCTCAATATGTGTAGCTGGTGAAAAGATACCTGTAACTTTTCTATCAGGTTTTGGCGGTTCAGATACTTGATCAATTAAAACAATTGTATAGTTTAATTCTATTAATTTATCGATAAAATTTCGAGTAACAAAAATTGGAAATCCAATCATTCTGGGATTTTTTATAGATATTGGTAAATTACTATTTTTTTTTGTACAAAATACATCTATTTGTTGAGATAAATTAACTAAATCTAAACCATCTGAATCTGTACAATATGCTTCATGAAATGATCCAACCTGCATTAATATAATAGTTCTTCCTTTACCGTATATTTTTGAATAATAATCATATATTTCAAAATAATCTTTCACTAAAATTTCTTTGGGATATTCCATATTCTATAAGAGTAAACAAATATTTGTTTAAATAGGGAATTATATTTAATTATCAAATGAGGATAATTTAGTATTAATATATTCTTTAACAATTGAATAATTATCACGTAAATCATACCAATTTATTCCAGACTTTTTAATAAATTTTCTTAATATTTTATATATAAATAATTGTCCATCTATAGTTTTTATTGATGATAATTTTGATTTATATTGAGAAAATTCGGGATAATTTGTTATCCATTTAATAACTTTTTCATGAAAAAAATTTGTTACATCTTTACGTAATCTTAAATCCACATTTACATTCTGATATTCAATAGTTGTTTGAATAGGATTAGGTACGGGCCAATATCTTCTCGTTAGTGGTTTTTCTGTTAGTTGTTTCGATTCATTTTTATTATTTAAATTTATTAGAAAATTTAAAGGAATATCCATTAATAAAGTTTAGAATAAAATTTATGGTTATTTTTAACAAGATAAGAAATGAAAATGAATATTAACCTATTAATTCATATTTCTTAACAAAGTAAGAAATGAAAATGAATATTAACCTATTAATTCATATTTCTTAACAAAGTAAGAAATGAAAATGAATATTAACCTATTAATTCATATTTCTTAACAAAGTAAGAAATGAAATCAGTTAATAGATTTAATTCAAAATTTAAACTATTATTTTTATTAGTCCAATAATCGATATAATCTTTAATTTCTTTATCAATATTAATATTATCATTTTTAATTTTATTTTTATTCTCATAATTTAAATATTTATCAACAAGTTTTTTATAAATTTTTTCTAAAAAATTATTATAAATTTTAATAGTATCATAATTAACACGAATCCAACTATTAACAATTCGATTAATATTTATAACATTACCATCATTTATATTATCTTTGATATATGATAATAAACTATCTATTGATTCAATTTTATAAATATGTAATATATCATTGGATGTAATACCTATTGGTGGTATATGTAATGTATTTTTATAAACATCATTTACTAAATTGCAATTATAATCTTTATATAATATAAAGTTATCATTATCGTTAAAATGTGGTTTTGTAATACATGTTGGGTTTGGTCCTTTGTAAATCCAATTTAATGTTACAGGATGCATTTTATCAGTATTTATTGGAATATCACCAATATCAATATTTTTAGAACTAAATTTTTTATATTCATGAACTTCTTTTTTAATTAATCTTTTCATTAATTAATTAGATAAAAAATATTAAAAGAATAATTTTATATTTATTTTAATCAAATGAGTTCTCAAAATATTAATGACTATAATACAGATACCGATAGCGAAGAATATTATTCATCTTCTAGTGATGAAAATTTAGAAAATTCCGATAATATTGATTTAACAGGAAAAATAATTAAAAAGTATAATGTTATTTGTGAGTTGGGTCGTGGATCTTTTTCAATTGTTTGGTTAGTTTATAATATTATAAATAAAAAATTTTATGCTTTAAAAGTTCAAAATCCAAATGAATATACAGATGGTTTAAGTGAAATTAAATTTGTACAAAAATTACCTAAAAATCCTCCAATATTTAATAATATAATTGAATATTTTGTTGAACAAAAAAATAAACAAAAATATTTATGTTCTATCTGGAAATTAAAATGTTCAAACATTGATGGTTTAATTCGTAAGGGCGATTATACAGATGGATTTGATTTTAATAAAACAATTCAAATTATGAAGCAATTAATTAATTCTATTAAAATTCTACATAAAAAATTTAAAGTTTTTCACGGTGATATTAAATCAGATAATATCTTAGTAAATGGGTTAAATGAAAAAGATAAATTTTTAATAGAAAAATATTTGTTAGAAATAAAAGATATCAATTTTGTTAATAATATATCACGTGAACAAATTCATAATAATATAACAAATAAAATATTAGATGAGTATAATTTAGCAGATATTAATAAATATGCTATTGAAAAAAAATATTTAGATAATATTGAAATATGTTTAGCTGATTTTGGTACACATTGTGAAGAACATAATTATTACGAAGAATCATTTGGTACAAGATATTATCAAGCACCTGAAATTATTTTATTGGGCAAGTGTAAATATCCAGTTGATATTTGGGCACTTGGTTGTACATTTTATGAACTTTTATCTGGAAAAATATTATTTGATCCAATTAAAGATGCAGAACATTCAAGAGATTATTATCATTTATCATTAATAAATGATACATGTGGTGATTTTCCAGAACATTTTTTAAAGAAAACTAAATTTTATAAAAATTATTTTATAAAATCAAAACTAATAGATTATAGGTGTCCAACCGTAAATAGATTAGATCATAAAATAGATCTACTTAATTTAAATGAAATAAATAAAGTACAAGTTAAAAGAATTTTGCAAGGTTTATTACAAATAGATCCAAATAAAAGATGGACAATTGACACACTATCAAATGATCCATTATTTATTTAGAAAAATATGGTTAAACTAATTTAGCTTTATTTGATAAAGGTCAAACTAGTTTTGTTTTATAAAACTAAACAAAATCATATGATAAAATATCGAATGATATATTATCAAATGATATATTATTTTAAATCATATTGATTTATTTAACCAATTGCTCTACCTACTCTAGGTTGACAGCCATAACTTGTATGAATCATACAAGTTCCTGATGAAGTTGTATTATTTCCAAGATAAGTTGAAGATTGATTATTTGAATTATAAGTTTTAGGTTTGCTTGATAGATAACACTGAGTATCTATAACATTTTGATTACATCTATTCATAATACGTTGTAAATATGGGTCAGATGTAGTATTAGGATTAAAATTATTGTTGATGTATACATTTGGCGACATACTTAAAATGATAGATACAAGTATATATTTAAAATTTCAATTTTTTTAAAATTAAACATCAAGATCATTTTTTTGTACATCATTATCTGAATCTTCATCTACTTTTAATTTAATATATGCATAACCCTTATTTGTTTTTTCACCAAATTGTTTAGTCATAAATTTATTAAATTCAGTTGATTTTGGCATTTTAGTACCACCATGAAAGTCGTTAAACCATCTTTTAAAATCATCCCATAATGTTTTCATACCAACAACATCTTTAATATCAGTTGTAACATCAATACATTGAATAATATATTCAGTAAAATGATCATTTTCTGCTTTATACTGTTTAGTAGATGCAATAACTTCGATTGGTTCTTTAAGATATACTTTATTTTTATATTCTGTATTATAAATATGAATTAAATAGCTAACAAATACTGGTGCCCATTGTTCTATTTTATGTTTTAATGTATTATCAATTAAAAATTCATTTACTTTAGTTGGATTATCAGTAAATTTTGATCCAAAATCAATTACACGAATACGACGCCATGTTCCATCATCATTTGATGGAACTTCTAATAATTGATTGCATGTCAAAAAATATTTCATTTGTGGTTTAAATTCAATCATTTCTGTTGCACCTTTAAATAGATCACGAATAAGAACTTTATCACCACCTGTAAATTCTTTCATTATACCAACATTAAGTTTTTCACCATCATCAGCTTCTTGAAAAACACCGGCACGTCTTCCTTTCATACGTACTTTTTCTGGCGCTGCTTGATTTGATTGTCCTCTTTTTCTAGTAATCATACTAATATCACAACTCATATAATAATCACCAAGAGCTTGATACAATAAATCCATTGTTAAAGATTTACCATTTGATCCCGATCCAGTTAATACATATATTTTTTCTTCTTTTGTTTGACCTGATAAACAAGTACATAATACATTAATAAAATATTTACGAATAGATTCATTAGGTAATATTTGCTCAAAGAATTTAATAATTTTGTTATTATATTGATTTGATTCAGACCATTTATAATATGAATTTCGTGTACTTAATGTAACATAATCATCAGGTCTACCTTCTCTGAAAATACCTTGTTCTAAATCATATATTCCATTATCAAAACCAAGGAGATATATATTTGAATCTAATTTTTGTTCAAATGTAGAATCATAAAAAATACTTTTACATTCATCCATTAAAGTATTTTTAAAACTATTATTCATAAGCTTTTCAACAATTTTATCAATACGTGTACGTCTTTGTTGTAATTCTTCTTTTTCAATACCAGAAACAACAGTTGCTTTTAAACTTATTTCAGCTATTTCTTTATTATATTCATTAGCAAAATCTTCAGATAATATAACTTTTAAAGAATAACCTTCTTCAATACGCACCCATCTATGATTTTTAAATTCCCACCAAACATTACCTTTAATTGCCGAACAAACAAACCTATCTGAATATTTAGAATACACACTTTTCGCCAAGTAATAAGTATTACCATCTAAACTTTTTTTCATCATAGATTTAAATTCTTCCCGATTAAATATTTCATATTGATTTGGATCATCTTGTTTTGCCCAATAAGCCAGTGATCTAATAGTTAAAACATTACCACTTGATGGATTTTTCATTGTTTTCCACATTTTTTCACATTCACCGTCTTTATATTTTTTAGAACATTTTTTAGAAAAATCAATCCATGTATGTAATAATGAATTATCTATATTATGCAGTGCTAATCCAACACGAAGCCAGTCATGATAATCAGATGATCTTTTATTATTTAACATATTTATATACTTAACTGCCCGTCGTACTTCATCTTCCTTTGATGCTGGTATATCATATCTAATAGGTTCTGTTGTAACATTATGTGTAACACCATGATTTTCACATTCTGCTTCAATTTCATAATCTGAATAATTTACACTAGTTGCATGATCTTTACAGTATTTTTCATTTTGTAAAGACAAATATTTAACAAGTGTACTATCTTTATAATATTCATCAGATGATGAATCTATTTGTTTTTTAGTATGATCATAAAGTATATTTAAATTATCATCATATATTTTTGTTAAATTATAAAGATAACCACTAGGTTTTTTAGATCCATATAAAAACCATCCATTTGTTGAAACAACAGCTTTATCAATAATTTTTTCTGGAGGATTTGAAAATCCATCAAATGTTTTATCTTTAACACATGCAGTTACAACTCTATTTCTTATTAAATGTCTAATCTTTGTATGAACACAAGTATCTGGAAATATTAAATGGAATCCATCTTTTAATATATCCTCTTTATTAGTTGGGTTTTTCTTTTCAAAAACAAAACATTTTATAATATCTTTTAATGCACCATTTGATACATTTAAATAATGGTTAATTGATTCATTATATTTACTAATAATATTTATAATCATTTTTTCATTATATAATCTTTTATCATTTGAATGATTTTCAACAAGTGATTCCAAATCTATATCAACAATAATTGGTGAATATTCTTTTTGTATTTCTAATATGGAAAAATCTGTTACACCTGCTTTTATTGCTTTAGAATATAAACTTAACATTTCTTTACAATGTAACTCATCTAGAACAAATTTACCCTGAAATAACCCATATGAAAGATGTGTTGGTTTCTTTCGTGTATCATCATTATATCGATGCTTTTCAAGTAATTCATAGACACGTTGTTTATATTTAGCTACTTTTTTAATATCGGTCATTATTAATTACTTAAAATAAGATTTTTTTAAATATAATTATCAATTTTTTTATAAATTATATTAGTCTTATAGATATTAGATGTGTCTAAACTAATATAACAACATAGCCTAGCTTTGCTAAAATAGTTTTAATCTTCAAAAATGTATGTATTTTTAAGTTTAATATAAAACATCAACAATAACTAATAATAACAATCAAATAATAATTAATAACAACCAAATAATAATTAATATGCGTTTCATAAAAATTATTATCATATATTATCATATATTATCATAATGTCTAATGATGTTGTAATAGCAATTCTAGCAAAAAATAAAGGATATTGTTTAGATTTTTATTTAAATTGTTTATATAATCTTAATTTTGATAAAAATAGATTACATTTGTATATAAGAACAAATGATAATACCGATAATACTGTAGATATTTTAAAAAAATTTATAAAAAAATATAAAAATGAATATAAATCAGTATACTATGATGATACTAGTATTAATAATGAATTAAGTAAATTTAATGAACATGAATGGAATCATATACGTTTTAAAATATTAGCTGATGTTCGTCAAAAATCTATAGATCATGCAATTAAATTAGGTTGTCATTATTTTGTAATAGATTGTGATAATTTTATTACAAATAATACGTTAACTGATTTATTTCAAGATAAAGATAAAGGTATTATTGCACCACTTTTAGTTTCAAAAAATGCATATGCAAATTATCATTATGATATAACCGATAATGGTTATTATAAAGAGAGTTTAATTTATTATAAAATTTTAGATCGCTCAATTAGTGGTTTAATAAAAGTAAATGTGGTTCATTGTACATATTTTATAGATAATAAATTTTTAAAAGATGTTAATTATGATGATAATAGTTATAGATATGAATATGTTATATTTTCAGATAAAATGAGAAAATCAAATATACCTCAATATATTAATAATATTAATTTTCATGGTTTTTTGGTGTTATGTGAAAGTAAAGAATATTTATCACATATTGAACATTTTAAAGATAACTTAATAATTGATAATAATAATATAACATTTATTAAACATTAAAATTGAAAATAATATATATAAAATCTTATTTTATATATATTAATAAATGTATTTCTGTCCAAATTGTTCGTATTTATTTAATATTTCAAAATCATCTAAAGTTTCAAAAACTGATGATAATAGAATTTCAATTAATAAAACAACTGATGCTTTAAAAAAATTAGAAGATAAAGAAGATCTTACAAAATATAAAGCATATTTTTCTAAAGATTTGATGGCAAAAAATAAAAAATATCAAAAATTATCAGATGAAGATAAAATTAAAATTAATGTACTATTTGAAGAAGTTGTATCATCTGGAGCAGAATTTAAATGTGATAATTGTAGTTTTACAAAACAAATAACAGAAACAACATTATTATATCAAGTTAATATGGAAGATAAAAATGTAAAAATTAAAAGCATTGAAGAAAATGAATTAACATGTAAAGATCCACTATTACCACATACACATGATTATACATGTAAAAATCCAGGTTGTATATCTCATAAAGACATTAAATTGAAAGATGCTATTTTTTATAAAGAAAGAAATAGTTATAGAGTAAATTATATTTGTACAATTTGTTTTTATAATTGGTAAATTATTACTTTATCAACACATAATAAGTTAAATGAAAATTAAATATAGTTTATATTATATGGATTATTATTTAAAATATATTAAATATAAAAATAAATATTTAGAATTAAAAGGTGAGACAATACCAAATATTAAAGATACTAAACTAAAAAATCAATATTTACCATTAATATATAGTACGCATACAATAACATTTAATAATAAAGTAATAAAAGATGGTGATGGTGAAATTTATAATTTAACACCAACATTTAAATATGAAAAAAATAATAATGTCAAACCTAATATTATTAATACATCTGATTATGAAAAAAATTATAATATATTTTTTGAAGATGAAATAGTAATTAATGAAGAAAATAAAATACCATTTGATTTATTGTTATTAGATAATAATTTTAATATAAATAATAAATTGTATAATCTAATATTAAAAGAAACATTACCACAATCACAAAATTATTTTCAAATAACATTTAAAAAATATAGTAATATTAATATATTTACTTTATTAAATAAATATATATTTATAAATAAATTTAGAGAATTCTTAGAAATTTTATATTCTACATCTAATACTGATGATGAAATTACATATCAAATTAAGAATTTATATAATAATAAGAATTCATTTATTAATATATGTGAGATGAGTTTAATATATCTAAAATATACAAATAAAAATAAAGATATTCAAAATAAAGATATTAGTAAAATTACTAATTTTAAATATGAAGATAGATATGATAAATACATTTTTATTGAAATTTATTTAATTAAAGAATTAAGAAAGTTTATAAACTTTTTAGATTATTTTAATAATATTGATGGATTAAAAGATTTTTTAGGTATTAAAACTAGTTTAATATTTTTTGCTAATTTTATTGGCAAACATTATAATAATAAAAAAATTAATAGATTATATCCTATAAATGCTGATAATTTAATTTGTAATTTATTAAATTTATCTGATGATGAACTACAAGATAAGTATAAACGTGATTATAAAAATGAATATCTAAATTTTCCTACAACTGAAAATTTAGATAAGATATTACTTGAAGCAGATATCAAAAATGATGTTAACGATATAATAGAAACACACAAAAAAGTACAGAATTTGTTGAATTATAAATATAAAAATATAATTTATTTATTGTCAGAAAAATATAGTATTCATTTAAATATGTCTATAGATATTTTAAACAAATATGTTGGTACTGGTAATAATCTTCCATTTTATTTAAAAGATATTATGTTTAAGTTAAATATACATAAAACATTTATAAATGAAATAAAACAATATTGTATTGATAATAATGTTGATAAAATAAACTTATATTTATCATATCTTAAACTAATTGATTTAAATAATGTAGATTATAGTATTGAAATAACAGATAATTTATTATTAATGATAGGTAAAAAAAATTATAGTATGTTTCCAAAAGAACTTCTTATAAAAGATACAAATGGTAATATAGAAAATAGAAATAAAAAATATTTGATATTATCTTTTTTTGATTATATTTGTTGCGACTTTGTAAATATTGACTTATTAGATATGGATATACCAAATAATAATAACTTATATTTTAAAAATGTATGTATTATAATACATGATTTATTAGAACATTATAATAATTATGAACAAATATTAAATGGAAGCAGGAATGATATATATGATTATAAAAAAAATAAAATAACTGATGAATATATAAATATAGATATTCTATATTTACTAAATAAAAATAGAGAACCAGATGATTAGATTTATATAGATATTCTATATTTACTAAATAATTTAAAAAAATTAGAGAATTATATGATTATATGTCATTTGAAGTTCATCAAACCTACTTTATTAAAAATGTTTATAAAATAAAATAAATATAGTTTATATTATATGAATTATTATTTAGAATATATTAAATATTTATCATTAAAAGGTGGTAAAATTCCTGTTATTGAGGATAAAGAACTAATAAAAAAATATTTACCATTAAACTATGGCGACCATACAATAACATTTAATAATAAAGAAATAAAAAAAGGTAAAGAATCAATATATAATTTAAATTCAAATTTTGAATATCAAGAAAATGAAACTAAAGACCCGAACATTGTAATAAATTATTATTTATTTAATAATGAAGAAATTATAATAAATGAAGAAAATAAAATACCATTTGAAACATTATTTTTACAGAATTCATTTAATATAATTCCTAATTTACGTCAATTATTAATATACAATTTTTTGAAACCTATATTAATAGATGAAATAAAGAAAGAAGATCAACATCTAGTTAAACAAATTAAAGATATAATAGATAAAAATAATACTAAATTTAATACTAAATGTAATGAAAATAAATATAATAGTACAAAAAATTATATTTATTTAAGAAAACAAATGAAAGATTTTATTAATATTAATAAAATTATATCAATGGAAACATCATTTGATGATAATTTAAAAGAAATAAATAATTTTAATTCTGAATATAGTAAAAGTAAAAGTAAATGTAAAGTAAAAAAAGATTTTATTAAACCAAATATTGAGTTAAATAATATAATATGTAATATGATAAAATTTAAAGATATTATTGAAAAAAATGATTATGATTATACTGTTGAAGAAGAAGCTAATAATTTAATGAAATCAATAGACACAACATTTAGAACATATTTTAATATAAATATTGAAAAAAATCTATATATTAGTGTTTCTATCAAAGCTAACATATTAAATAAATATATTTTTATAAATAAATTTAGAGAATTCTTAGAAATTTTATATTCTACATCTAATACTGATGAAGAAATTACAGCTCAAATTCTTAAGTTATATGATAATGAGAATGCATTTGTTAATATATCTGATATGATGAGTCTATATAATAAAGTCATAATCAGTAAAACCAAACATACTAATATAGAATATGATAAATTAGATGTTGAAAAAACTTATGATTTTTATATTAAAAATGAAATTATATTAATAAAAAAATTAAAAGATTTTATAAAGTACTGTGAAATTATTGATAATACACATGAATTAAAAAATTTTTTAGGTATTAAAACTAGTTTAATATTTTTTGCTAGTTTTATTGGTGATCATTTTAATAAATTATCTGTTGGTACAATGACAAATAGTTTATATCCTATAAATAATGATAATTTAATTTGCAATTTATTACAAATTGATGATATTAAAACAAAATTTGACGAGTTAAATAATAAAGAAGAAGATAAAAATAATATTATAAACACACTTAAAATAAATAAAGATAAAATTATTGAAATTAATAAACAAATTGATTATATTACAGAAGATCTTAGTTATATTAATTTTTCAATAATTAATCTAGAATTAAGTGATGATATAAATGAATTAAAAAAAGAAAAAATAAAATTAGAAAATGATATAAATAAATTAAAAAATGAAAAAGATGAAATAAAAAAAACAAATAACGCAAATAAAAATAAATTAAAAGAATATTTAAATTATGATTTATTTAATAATAATAATTTACCAAAAGTATTTAAACATAATAATAGCACATTTGAAAATAATAGTTTTCCAGATTGTGTTGAAAATTCATTATTACATTTTATCAGAGCTATTATATGGGACCCAACTATAAAAGACTATAATTCTGATTATTTGCCTGAAACGTCTATAGATGGATTAAAATTTTTTATTAAACATTTTTGCGAGGTGTATAAAGATGATCCTAATAATGAAAATAATCCTGATATTAAAATTGAATTTAATAAATTAATTCAAAATATTCCAGGTTATAAAGATATATATAAACGACATTTATTTAAATATGAGATTAAATCAGAAATTAATATTTTTAAAAAAGTTTTAAATTATTTATTTGGCATAACTGATTGTATAAATTATTCATATCTAAATAAATATATTAATAAAATAACAATTAATAATGATTTTATAGATATTATATATATAAATATGTCATTTAATATAAGAATTAATATTTATGAAAATGATCATGCATATCCATCTATAAATATTACAGATGTTAATATTTTATTAAAATATAAATTTATAAATATTATTTATTTATTATCAAGTAATTATACTATTCATAAAATATCAAAATTTGATATATATGATATATATTTAAATAAATATATTGATGTTGATTCAATAATTCCAGTTTATTTATTATTTTTATTATTTAATATAAATGTACATTTGTTAGAATTCGAAATTGACTTTGAATCGAGAAAATTAAATAGAAAATCTTTACATGACATAATTTCTTCTAATTTTAAAAATTTTGATATAATTTTTAATAAAATTAAACAATATTGTAGTAATTATAATATAGTTGATAATTTAGCACAATGTATATTAGATTTAAAATTATATAAGTTATTAAATGGCAATAAAGAAATAACTTTTACTTTTCTTAAATTTTTATCAATAATTGATTTAAAATTTGATACACACATTAATATTATACTAAAAGAACAATTATTAGAAAAATTAGGTTATATATATTCACATGATGATGGTTATGATTATTATGAAAAATATTATATTAATTATCATTTTAAAATATCATTTTTTGATTATTATTGTATACTTTCTAATAATGAAGAAATTATTTTTTTTAAAGAATTATTAGAATATTATGTAACAGAGTATAATTATTCTATAAAAGATTTATTAAAAAAAAGAACTTTATATATTTATAATAATAAAACAGATATACAAGAACAAGGTGTAACATTTGACATTTATTTATTATATGTTATAAATAATAACTAATAAAATTTAAAAATGAAATTATTAAACTTTGAATATTTACATCTTCTGTTTTTTATTACTATTAAATTTCATTATATATAATAATAAATAAATATTTTATTCAAATTGAGATAATAAATGATCTTTATATAATTCATCTAATGTCCATATCTCATATTTTCCATTGGGTAAAGGTCGTTTAATTTTAAAAGGAATCATATTTCTTTTTAATTCTTCTTCAGCAATACTATCATATGATAGAGTTTGAAAGTTTTTAATTAATGGTTTTGCACCAAGTGTTAGCTGTTTAATTCGTTCACCTAAAATTCTTACCATTTCATATTTTGATAGTCGGTTTGTACTAATACGATTTTCTTTACTAACATATTCCATTCCTTGTTCGCTTGGTAATTCTGTTTCTTTAACATTATTAAAATATTCATCATCGTCATTTATTACATCATCAATAACACACCCTAAATTTTCTGCATCTGGATCAATAATAAAATCATCTTTTTCATCATCGTCATCATAATCTCCATCACTATCATCTTCAACTATATAATCATCATAATTATCTTCAGTATCATTATCTACACCGGTATCATCTTCTGTATCTTCATATTTAGGTTTTTTTTTATTTAATTTCTTTGACATTATATTATATTAATTAATATAATATTTTTAAATGATATTATATCAATTTTTTTAAATAACATAATAATTATTATCTATTGTTTTAATTGATGTAATTTTATCTATAGAATTAATAATGGCTATTAACTCATCATATGTAGTAAATGTTTTGTCATTAATTTCAATAATAATTTCACCTATTGGATATTTTGTATTATTATCTATAGCTGTATCTGTATATTTTGTATCAGCTAAATAAATTGTAAATAAATCTTTATGATATAAACGTCTTTCCCATATTTTAACAATTTGAGCCATTGATATATTTAATGTTTTTAAGTTTTCTAAATGTACAGATGATATAATTGATAAAATTAATCCATTTTTTTCTATAAAATAATCTGGATACTTTTTTATCTGGTTATCATTGTTCGTGTTATCTAAATTATAAAAATTAAATAAATTTGATTTTGGAAATTCTAGATTAAATGTTTTAGTTGTTATTTCACGAGTTTTTATATTTAAAATTTCTAAAGTAATAGTATCTCCAATAGTAAACCATAAACCAATATCATCAATAGGTATTTTTTCTGGATAAAAATCAAATTTAATAAATCCATTGTAATCAATAACTTTATTATTTATTTTAAGTAAAATATCATTTTCTTTTAAATATGCTGAATGATAATAATGTTTATTAGTTAGTGTTATTCTAACACCTTCTTTTTTTGTTTTATTTTGTAATAAATTTGATTTTAATGTGTGTTCTATTAGTGGTTGAAAATCAAAAAATAAAAGCGGTTTTCTGATTATTAAGTCAGAATTATTATTTAATTTATTGCGTAATATTTGAAATCTATAAATAGGCACAACAAAACCTGTTTTTTCGGCATCACCTTTTAATTTTGATACATTAACACCAATTACTTTATATTTTTGTGTTTTTTTATCTAATATAACAAGAGGACCACCAGAATTTCCATGATTTAAAGATGCATCTGTTTGAATTAATGATTCTTGATATCCTGATATAATTCCTTTTGTTATTTTAATATTAGTACTTGATAGAGGAAAACCAACAGTAAATACATCACCAGATTGCATAGTAGTACTTGTTTCTTGTTCTAAAATTCCAATATCATTTGATATAAAATTTGGATCAATTACAATAATAGCTAAATCATCATCTGGAAATATATGTTTAATATATCCTTTGATAGAATTAGTATGTTTAAATGTAATATCGATATTAATTGCACCATAAACAACATGGTGGCATGTTAAAATTTCTGTACGACTAATAAAAAATCCAGTTCCTGATGAATTTTTAGTTTTAAAAATATTTAATGGATAATTCAAATTAATAACTTTAGATTTAACATTTATTTGAACAACATATTTTTCCCATTCCATTATTATAATAAATTAGATATTAAAATATTTAAGTTTAAAAACTAATATTTTCTATATCAATACAATACAATAAAATGTCGAATTTAATTATAGAATCAATAATAATTGGAATTATAACATTTGTAATTGGAACAATTGTTTTTAATTTATCTATAAATAAGAACAACCAAAATAAACCAAAACCAGAAGGTATTGGGCTTGCTTTTTTTATAACAGGTGCTATTATTCATATTTTATTTGAATTAGGTGGTATAAATAAATGGTATTGTGATAAAAAATCAATATACGGATATACTATGTTGAGTTCATTATGTAATATGAAAAAATAATTATATAAATTAATAAAGTATTTCCAATAATTGTTCAGATTGTTTATTTTCTTTTTTATTTATTTCATCAATATATTGTTTAAAATCTTCAATTAATGATAAATCTAAACAATATATGCGATAAAAATATTCTTGATATTTTTGATTAATTAATAATGAAAAACTTCTAACTTTATTTTCTGATATAATTTTATAAGTTTTTAAATCATAAAATGTAATATTATTAAGAGGATTTGCAGATTTACCACTAACATAACCGACTTTAAATTGAACAACTTCAAATTTATCATTTCCAAATTTATTAATTAACTTATTAATATCAATATCACAATCATTTGGTAGTAATGATATGTTCTGATATATCATTTTTGGTATTTTTCGTTCATTAATATTTTTAATAATATCATTAATAATTAAATTATCATTTGGATAATGCCAAATATATGAATCTATCAATTTAATCATTTTTTCAGGTTCTAATATATATTCTGATATTTTTTGTTCTTTTTCAATTTCAAATAATATTTTAACTAATAATATTTCAATGGCTTTACATGCTTTATGATTATAAAATTGTCTATGTAATCTATATCTAATAAAAAACATATGATAAATATCTTCTCTACAGTGAAGTGAATAACAAATTTTATTATCAATAACACGTGCATCATTAATTAATCTAGAATAATCAAAACCTAGTTTTAATCCAAAAGCTCTTGTATCTCTAATTATATAATCAAATTTATCAACATCTATTGAATTTAATGGATTAGATATTATTTGAAATAACCATTTACCAACTTGATATTTACTTTTCCATTTCGAATATTCTGCTTTTTTTGGATTAATTAAATCAGTAATTACTTTTAATTGGTCTTTATTAAGATCAATTGAATATTTATTAACAATATAAGTAAGTAAATATGCTGATCTATTTTCATGAATTGTATTTAATGTTTTTTCTTTCAATTCTTTAATATTTGGTAATTTTAATAAAAAACAATCATCAAATAAATGAGAAAATAACATGTGACCTAAGTCATGACATAATCCAGCAATACCAACTAAAAGTATTATATCATCTGTTATTTTTAATTCTGGTTGTTTTTTTGCTATACTACTAATCATAAATGTTGCTAAATGATATGTACCGATTGAATGCTCAAATCGTGTGTGTGTTGCTGTTGGAAAAACATAGTATAAAATACCTGTTTGATGAATATTTCGTAATCGTTGAAAAATAGGTGTATTTATTATTGATGTAGCAATAGTGTCTACTTTAATATATCCGTGAATATTATCATATATAATCATTTTAAATAATTAATTTATTGTTTATAAACAATAAATTAATCAATTATTTTAATCTTTTCAATATAAAATGTAATGTTTTATATCTCTATATCATCTAATTCATCTTCTGTATCTACATCATTATCTGATATTGTATTACCAACAACTTGTTTTAAATCTAACATTTCAACTACATCTTTATGTATTATTTCACGATCTTCTTCATTAATTTTAATTTTCTGTGCCCCAATTTTATTAGCAAGTAAAGTAAAATAACGGAAATATGGATTATTTTTACCTAATTTATTCATCGAACCATTACTTAATACCATTGAAAGTATTGATTTATATTGATCTGGATTTTCTAAAATTTCTTTTGGTTCTGGTATTGGAATTGAAACTTTTGATAATTTAACAAGTTTATTATATTCTTTGTAAATTTCAGCTACATCTGGTGTTATATTATCAGTATTATCAGTATTATCAGTATTATTAGATGATTTTGGTTTATAATAATTACTATTTTTTCTTATTTTTGATAATTCTTTTATTTTATTACGTAGTTTATCTTTTTGATTTTTATCTGAATTAATAACGACATCATCTATTTTAAATTTGTATTCTAAATTATGTGTATGTTCATAACATATTAATTTAAATCCTGGTTTCATAAATTTATTACTGAGTTCATCAACATTGTTAATATTAAATTCAGATGTTCTAACTATTTGTTTAAATTTTTGAATTGATGATTTTGAAATAAAACAAGTTTTATCACCATCTATAAAAACATTAATAACATTAGTTGCATCTATATTTTTAGCCATTATTTAAATATAAAAATATCTCTTTATATAAATCATTTTACAAAATTAAACATAAATAATTAAAAGAATACTGACATATTAGTTTTAATGGTAAAAGATACAGTATTATATGATCGGTTAGGAATATCAACAAATGCAACAGATGTAGAAATTAAAAAAGCATATAATAAACTATCAAAAGAATATCATCCTGATAAACATGTTAATTCGACACCTGAAGTAAAAGAAAAAAATACAATTAAATTTCAAGATATAACACAATCCAAAGAAATATTATTAGATGCAGAAAAAAAAAGATTATATGATCAAATTGGAATGGATATTTTTACAAATGGTATGAATCAAGATGAATCAGTAGGTAACCCTTTTGCAGATTTTGGTAATATGTTTGGTCAAGGATTTCCATTTTCTATGGGAGGAATGGGTAGAAAACAAACAAATGTTGAAGATATAGTAATAACAATATCTGTTACATTAGACCAATTGTATAATGAAGAAACTGTTAATGTTATTTATAAACAGAAAATAGATTGTACTAAATGTAAAGGTGAAGGTTCTAAAAATGGTGATAAAACAATGTGTAATAATTGTAATGGACAAGGTGTACAAGTTAGACAAATTCGTATGGGACCAATGATACAAAATACATTATGTGAATGTCAGATATGTAAAGGTTCGGGCAAAGTAATAGAAGAAACAAATAAATGCGAAATGTGTAAAGGAACATGTTTTATTACACAAGAAAAAACAATTCCAATTACATTAAAGTCAGGACTTTCAGAAGGTAATAAAATCAGTTTACAACATAAAGGACATCATTTACAAAATATAAAATCAAATTTAGTTGTAGTAATAAATATAAAATCTCATAAACAATTTAAAAGAATTGATGATAATTTATTTATTGATATAGACTTAAAATTATATCAAGCATTATTTGGATTTAATAAAATAATAACACAATTAGATGGCAGAAAATTACATATAAGTAGTTCTAGTAAAACAGATACTAATACTGTACGTAAGATTGCTAGTGAAGGTATGACATCTTTACAAACTGGTCAAAAGGGTGATTTATACATAAGATTTACAATGGAATTGCCTAATTTTACAACTTTACCACCAGATACAATATCACAACTTAAAAAAATATTTCAATCTTTTGATAAAGAAGAAGTTAAATTAGAAGCAGAAATTTCAAAATTAAGCGGTCTTACAAAAACAGTTACAAGTGATTGTAATCAACGTTTAACAAGACAAATATTAGACTTATTAAATAATTTAAATCAATCTAATAATTCAAATAATAATCATGAATCACAACATCAAGAAGGTGTACAACAAGGTGTCCAACAATGTGTACAACAATAAAATTATATACAATAATAAAAATGTGTACGAAAATAAAATATATAAAATAATAAATTGTATAAAATAATAAAATGTGTACAACAATAAAAATATATACAATAATAAAAACAATAATAAAAACAATAATAAAAACAATAATAAAAACAATAAAAAAATATTTAACATTGAAAATATATACAATAATAAAATATATAAACTATAAATAAATTTTTTATATATTATATTTTGGTTTTCCAACTTCGTCTCTGCATATTGGACATTTATAATTATATTTTTCAAGATATTGTTTTATACAATCATTATGAAAAGTATGTGAACAATTGAGTTTTAATATAGTTTCATCTTTATTCATATTTTCCATACAAATACTACAATTAATATCTGAATCATCTTCTAATTTATATGTTTTTAATGCTTTTAAATCGTGTTCATCAGTTGTTATAACAACATCAGAAAATATATTATTATCATTATTGACAAATGAATTAAAAAGTGTAATCATAGAGTTTTGTGATAAATTATTACTATTATATTGTAGTAGTGATTGTATTAGTTGAGGATTTTGAAAAGTATATATATTATTATTATTAATTGGTTGATTATATAGTTCATCTGTTGGTTGGTCATTTGATAGAATTTCTAATATTGAATTTGTAAAGTTATTTATTGCTTGTATATTATTATTATCATTATTAATATTGCTATTATCATCACTATTATCATCACTATTATTATTGTTATTATCATTGCTATTATCATTGTTATTATCATCGCTATTATCATCACTATTATCATTAATATTATTATCGATATTATCGTTACTATTATTAGAACCTAAAATATATCCTAAGATATTACTTAATACATTTGTTGTCATTGTTGGTACTTGATTAATTGTTTCAACAGATATATTAATACCATATAAATTATAAAAATCATGTAAAGTTTGATTTATTTGTGTAGGTGTATTAATATCTCTTAAATAATATTTAAGTTCCCTAATAATATCAGATTCATTTTCATACGAATCTTGTAATGATATTCTTAATGCAAAAAGATATTCAAATAATTCATTATTAGACATTATAATTAATTAATTATATTAATTATAATTTAATTTTTCAATATTTATATACACTAAATATTGAAAAAAGTACATTAAAGATATATATATATTATTTATATAAAGTATGGACGTTGACATAATTAAAACAAAATTAAATATAAAATATTACCAAGGATTATTATATAGTTTATCTCACGATGATCCTAATTATAATTGGATTAATGAATATTATGAAAATTTATTAATTACGATTAAAAATGATTACAAATTATCAGAAGATAATTTATTAGATACAACAAAAAATGATGATACACAAACAGAAAAAATGTCAGATAAAGTTTCAGATAAACTGGATTTAACATCATCAATAGAATCCGATAATCATAAACAAATATTTTCAGATGATAGTTTATATAAAAAATCATGGACGAAATTAAATGCAATTCATAAAATTTTAAAAATTAAAGAGTTTGTTAATAATTTAAAAATTAATTCTGAAAAAGAAAGGTTTCAGTTACGTGATGATTTAATAGAACTAATAAAATTAAAAGTTTTAACAAAAAAAGAAAAAGTAAGTTATGATGAAATTAATGGTAAAATAATTTCACTAGTAGATTTACAATATAAAAATGGTAAATATTATTATTTGAATGATTAATTTATAATAAAATAAATTGAATTAATAATGATTTAAACAATATTAATTACTATTTAATAAATGTCATTTGGAAATATATCATTAATGCTCGAAAAAAGTGTAAATATATTAAATAATATCATTGGTAATAACGCAAAAATTGATATGTTAGAATTAGCAAAGATTAAACACCAAGTTTATCGTGATTTACAAAATGAATTTGCAGATGTTACACCTGAAATTATGAATGAAATATTTAATAGATTATTTAATAAATATTATGTATATGATTCTAATTTATCATTTTATAATGGTAAGAACTGTTTTAGAGAATGTGAAGAAAAATATCCAGATATTAAAGTACCATCAAAATATAAAAAATTAAATAAACATTTTAATAAATTAAAAGATTTGCCACAACCTGCACAAAGATCGCAAGAATGGTATGATTATAGATATACTCGTATAACTGCATCTGATATGGCTGCAGCAATAGATTTAAATCCATATGAACCGGTTGAATCATTTATTTTGAAAAAATGTGATCCTAATTTTCCTTTTAGAGCAAATGCTACAGTTTTTCATGGTGTCAAATTTGAATCAACAGCAACAGGAATTTATGAACATATTTATAATTCAAGGGTTTTTGAATTTGGTGCATTACCATCTGATAAATATAAAATATTAGGTGCATCACCTGATGGTATTTGTTCAAAATATACATTAGATAATAAATTTTCTGATAGATTAGGTTGTATGTTAGAAATTAAATGTCCTGTAACAAGAGATATTGTAACAAGTGGTAAAATACAAGGTGAAATTTGCCCATATTATTATTATTGTCAAGTACAACAACAATTAGTATGTTGTGAACTAGATGTATGTGATTTTTGGCAGTGTAAATTAACTGAATATGAATCAAAAGATAAATATTTATTAGATAATTGTGAAATGTGTATTAATACTATTGGTACAAATGGAACTAAAATGGATGTTGACAATAGACTTAAAAAAGGTATCATTCTTGAATTTTATCCAAAAATATTTACACCAGAATTTGAAGGTGATTTAGCAGAATGGAAATCTAAACATATATATCCTAAAAGATTAGATATGGATTCATCGCAATATGAATCATGGGTATTTGAAACATTAAATAATTTTAAGGAAACATATCCAGATATTAATAAAGATTATTATTTTTATCGTATTATTTATTGGAAATTAGAATCATCTCATAATGTTGAAATCGTACGTGATGATGTATTTTTTAATAATATATTACCAATTTTAAATGAAACTTGGGAACGAATTTTATATTATAGAAAAAACCAAGATAAATTAAATGAATTACAAACAATTGTAAATAAAAGAAAAAAATATGTTAAAATGGCTTTAACTTATACAATTCATAATAATTATATTGTTAATAATAAATATAAAATATTATCAGGTAATTTTGATAACACATTATTATTAAAGTTAAATAAACTTGTACAAAAACCAATACAAAAATACACTGGATATAAAAAATATGTTAAAACAGAAAAAGTAAAAGAAAAAGACTGTGATTCAGATTGTGATGATTTTATTGATAATAATGATTGTGATTTTATTGATGATCGTAAAGAAGTAAAAGAAGAAAAAAATACAGTTAAAAAAAGTACAGTTAATATTGTAAAAGATGAAAAAAATACAATTAAAAAAAGTACATCTAAAAAAAGTATAAAACATACAGATACTAAAAACAGTTCAGTAAAAAAACTTGAGATAAAATCATTCAAAACAATTAATTCATCTAATGATGACGATAGTGATTTTATTGATTAAAATAATTATTTTAACTAATTCAAAAGTAACTAATAATAATAGTGATTCATAATAGATATATATAATTTACTAGTTCAAAATTTGCAGAAATATAATAATAATTTTTAAATATATTATTATTATATATAATGCATTAAAGTTAATAATGAAAAATATATTAAAAGAAGTTCACTACCATTTCATGCTAATGATTGTCCAAATCAAATTAAAAAATGTAATGACAATTTAAATTATATTTCATACATATATTATAAAAAAAATAGGTAAAAAATATATTTTTGATTTAAGTGAAGCATCTAATAATTTAGGATCAATTACTTTATATTATAATGTGTATACATATAAAATTATTGAATTTACCTAAATTAAAATTAATTGGGATGGTGATAAAACAGTAAGGTGGACGTACAAGTTATAAATATTTAAAAACATTATATTTTTATTTACACCATATTTGATTTATTTGACTAGAAGAGCTATAAGTTTTAGAAAAATAAGACAAATAAATGTTCAAGATTTGGTTTACTCGTTTTAGATCATCTAAACTGACATCGTTATTAAGATAATATTTTATGTTTGATGAACCAAAAATGTAATTTTGGTTCATTATTTTTACAAAGCAATATAAATTATTTTTAGATTCTTTTTTAGATTTTGGTTTAGATGATTTCTTAGATGATTTCTTAGAATGCTTATATTAGACCCCTTTATTGGATGATTTCTTAGATGCTTTCTTAGATGATTTTTTAGATGATTTTTTAGATGATTTCTTGGGTGCTTTCTTAGATGATTTTTTTGCACCTCCTTTTAGAATGCTAATATTAGATTTCCCTTTCTTGGATGCTTTCTTGGATGCTTTCTTGGATGCTTTCTTGGATGCTTTCTTGGATGATTTCTTGGATGCTTTCTTGGATGATTTCTTGGATGCTTTCTTGGATGATTTTTTTGCACCTCCTTTTAGAATGCTAATATTAGATTTCCCTTTCTTGGATGCTTTCTTGGATGCTTTCTTCGATGTTTTTTTGGATGCTTTCTTGGATGAATTTTTTGCACCTCCTTTTAGAATGCTAATATTAGATTTCCCTTTCTTGGATGCTTTCTTGGATGCTTTCTTGGATGCTTTCTTGGATGCTTTCTTGGATGCTTTCTTGGATGCTTTCTTGGATGCTTTATTGGATGTTTTTTTGGATGATTTCTTGGATGCTTTTTTTGCACCTCCTTTTAGAATGCTAACATTAGATCCTCCTTTCTTAGATGATTTTTTAGATGCTTTTTTAGATGATTTTTTAGATGCTTTCTTGGATGCTTTCTTGGATGATTTCTTGGATGCTTTTTTTGCACCACCATTTTTTGATGATTTATTAGAACCACCTTTAAAATTAAATATAGAAAGAGGTGGAAATATATCTGTATCATTAATAGAAACTCTAGATTCACTTTCACAAGCTTGTAATAATGAAATATTTAAATCATACTTATTCTCGTTCTCATTCTCACTAATTTTAATAAAATTATAATGTAATTTTTTATTACTTTTAATTAAATTGGAAACTTCTGATAGATCTTGACGGCATTTACATATATTATTAATTGCCTCTTCAACATTTTTAACATTTTTAACATTTGATATTATTACATTATAATTAAAATTTATAATTTTTTCATTATTAACAGCATCATTAAAAATAATATTACGAATATGTATTTCATCTTTTTTTGTATTTGTACAAGAAGACATTTTATATATAATAATCTATATATTATTTTTTATATTATTTTTTATTCAAAATTAAATACTTTTCATTTAATATTTGATTTCCGGAAATATTTGAAAAGTTATAATCTGGTGCTTGTCTTGGTTTACCGGTTGGTCCATATCTAAATTTCATTTGTTTACCTTGTTTTCTTTTTTCTATTCCACTAAGTAATGAAGATCTAAATGATTCAACTGGTGTTCCATAACATTTATATGTAAAATCTTTAAATGGTGAATCATCGATAACAGTAATTTTTTTATCATTTAAATATGTATTTCTTAATTTAAAAAATTTTCCAATTAATATATTATATAAATTTGTATTTTGTTTATTTCGATTAATAAGTGCATAATAATATTCGAAATAAAGATACATCATAACTAAATTATATGTACCAAAATGTGTTTTTTTATTATCTGAATAATTATAAACGATACATCTTTCATTATTACCATATAATTTTAATATTAACTTATCGTTGTAAAAAAATTCAATATGTTTATCTAAAAATGAAAAAAATGGTGTAAATTCTTTAACTGATATTTTTTTAAATTTTTTAATTAAATATGCATATATATATTTAGCATCTTTTTCAAAATTTGTTGAAATAATTTCATAATATGGAATATTATTAATTAGATAATTACTCGATACTTTTTTAGCATAATAATTAAATGCATGTAATCCAACAACAATTAATTTATTTTTTTGAATAATTTTTTTACGAATAAAATTAAGTATAGTATCATTGTTTGATTGTAAAATAATTTTTTTATCAACATTTGACTGATCAATAGGATAGTATTTTAAAATAGTTTGAAAACGTGTAATAGATTTATCTAGCCTCCAATAAGACGTCATTGGGTCGGTTAATACTCTATATGCATCAACCATCATAAAATGTGGATCTGCACATTTTATTCCATCAATAGTAATTTTAGGCATATTATTATAAATATGAACTGGTATATATGATATATCGCAATAATTAATAAAATTAACAAAAATTTTATATGTTTCTGGATGCATACCTTCTTTACCTTCAACATGTTTAAATCCTTGTGCGTGTAATTCTTCGGTTAAATTAATAATATCAACAAGTGGTGTTGTAGAATAAAATTCTATATCTGCAATATCAGGCCAATTAAAATATGCACCATCAATATCTGTATAAAAAGCATCTGCAGGATTTTTTTTAATAATCAATAAATTTTGTGCATATCCACCATAAACAACTTTATTATTTTTTTGAATATAATTTTTTATTGCATTATAAACTTTTGACATTTCTGATAACGTAGGTTCATAAAATGTTTTATATTCCTTTGCAGCATCATCTTTTATTTTACTTAGATTTTGATTTATCATTTCTATATCTTCATTTCGATACATTTCTAAATTATATACTATAATTTAGAAATAAATCATTTTTATTTATATAAAAATAGTTAATGTATTATTTAATAATGATATCTATTTGTTCATCAATTGTAGTAGTGCATAAATCATTTTTAGAATTATTAGCAAACTTTTCTTCATAACTATTTGATGAAAAATAATCTCCATAATAATTTTCATTTTTATAATTATTAATAAAATTTTCCCAAGATAATTTATCTTCAATAAATAATTTATTCATTATCTCATACTTTTTAGCAAATATCACCGGTATTTCAAAATTATCATTTGTTTCTACACTATTTTTAAAAATATTAAATAATTTTAAATCTGACTCATATACTTGTTTTGATTCATTTATTTTTTCTTTTTGAAGTTTTAACTTATTAATATTGCGTTGTAACACTGCACTATGTTCGTGTAACTCTGCACTACGTTTTTGTAACTCATCATTACGTTTTTGTAACACTGGATTACTTTTTTGTAATTCTGCACTACTTTTTTGTAACACTGGATTACTTTTTTGTAACACTGGATTACGTTCGTTTAACTGTAATACTACACTATTTTGATTTAACTCTGATTTAGAATTATGTAATAGTTTTTTATCAATATCAATATCTTCTGTATCATCAGAACTCGAACTTGAACTTGAACTAATATAATCCATACACGAAGTTGTATCATCAGATGAAGATATTTCATATAATTCTGATAATATATCCTGTGTTTTTGATTTAATAATTGAATTACAATTTAATGTTATTGTATTTGTATTATATTTAAAACAACTATTTTTTTTATAATGATGAATTAATGCTGAATCTTCAATAAAATTATTTTGTAAACAAGATAAAATAAATAGTTCTGCCAAATAATAATTATTATATGTACCAATAATATTATTTTTATATTCAATAAGATATATATTCATTTAATTAAATATTAACTAAAAAATACCTTTAAATAATATTATAAAAATAATATAATAATTTAGTTTATAATTTTCTAGTTTATATATATATATAATATTATGGATAATCATATTTTAATTGCGTGTACCGGTGCTTTACTTAACATGACACTATCTGTTTCTGTCCCTTATTTAATAGGTAAAAGTAAACAACCATTTCTAAAAAATATTAAAGAAGTTTATAATTTACATAAACAATTAATTGTTACAAGTAGTTTAATTGTAGCTTTAATAATTTATTTAGCATTAAAAATAACACCTGATACGACACCAAATTTACATGAATTAGCTAGATTAAACTTAAATACAAGTTATGATTCTAAATTTAATAGATATCCTTTAAATAATTCCGATATATCTGAATTAGATATGGATGCAACTTCATGTCAACTTTCTAATTTTAACAGACAACCATTAATAGTTGAAAATAATTTTCCTTATGAGTTTACTCAAAAATACGGACAAAATAATTATCATGAAATACCCCCTGCATTATCAAATTTAATTAAATTAAAAACATATTAATCGACAAACTTTATTATTATTACAACAGATTTTATGAAATTTAAAAAATTTTCATAAAATATCAAATAGTTATAATTTTAATCTAATATACAAATCCATTTATTATCTTTTAATACAAATCCTAATTTTTGTATTTCTTCAGTTATTTCTTTTATATTTTTATCATTTAAAAATGACATTTCGTACATAAAATTATCTTTTTTATCTTTTTGTTTTTTAACTAATATATCTATACTTTTACCAGCTAATTTATTAATATTTTTAATATAATATTTTATTCTGTCTTCTAAATTATACGGAAATTTATATATTGGATGATTAATAGGAATCATTATATAAGTAATTTTATTATCATCTTTTGTTGTTGAATATTTTTCTAAATATAATAATTTTTCTTTAATTTCTAAACATATTAATTCTCTTGTTAATTTACTAATTCTCATAATTTCTTCTTCATCCTTTTTATGTATCTTTTTTATTAATTTCATTAAATATTCTTTATCTTTTGATGTAGAACATACAGCTCCTTTAAATGTTGGTATACCAGTTCCACGTTTTTTATCTAATATTTTTGCACGATTAGGTCTAATTTTAAATAGATCTGGATCATTTGAAGCTAATTTATTAAGATTTTTATCAATAATACCTACAATAAAATTTTCATCACGTTCATCATAATAATCAAATGTATCATCAAAATTATATCCTTCAATATTATTTGATAAATCTTCTTTTTGTTCGAGATCATTTTCTTTATATTTTTTTTTAAACTTTTGCTTAACATAATTATTTAACGACACTTGATTATTCTGTTCAATTTCCATATGTTGTCTATAATACATTGGCGCATCTTCATTCTCATTAAATGGTTGAAAAATAAAATATTTACCCCTTTGAATTAAATAACCACCTCTATTATATTTATCATATATAGTATCTTTATAGTTATTAAAATCATTTTCAGTCTTTGGCATCATATCTTCTAATGCTTGATCTAAAAAATAATCTTCAAATAATTCAGCTTGATGTTGAATAAATGATTTTTTAATTTCAACAATAATTTCATCATACATATATACATGTTTAAATCTATATAAATCTTTTATACGATTTTTAATAAGTGATATTTCATATTTAGCTAAATCATCATTAAATGTATTATAATTTATCTCATTTTTATCCAACTTTTTATAAGAATTTTTTTTGGCATCCCAATAAGCTTCATTTAATTTATGAGAATCACATTTTAAATTACATTTTTTAAAATCACATAATGCAGGACATATTTGTTTACCACTTGCAACATTTTCTAATGTTGGATATACACAATTACTATATTCTTTTAATTCTTCTGGAAACATATTAGCATGTAATAATAATGGACAATCAATAGATACTTCTTTTAATGCTCTTTCTACTTCTTTAACTGTTAAATATTTTATTTCTGCTTTTTGATATAATAATTCATCTGTTGATAAATCATTTTTATTTTTATTACTTAATGCAACAACGTATCGATATACATTTACTTGAGGATATTTATAATCATCATTAATAACATCTTCATGAACACACATGCGAATTGCTCTACCAATTACTTGTTCAGCTTTTGGAATATTAAAAAAAACATCTATAATATGTACTTCTTTTACATTTTTTAAAGTAACCCCTTCATTCATAACCCTTGATCCTAATACAAATTTAATCATTTTTCCATCTGTATTATTTGGACTATTAAATACTTCTTGAATAATTTTTTGTTTAACTTCTGGTATATCTTCACCTGCATCATCAGACCCACCTGTAACTAAAATAAAAGTTGCTGGTCTAAAATCTGATAATTTTTTCTTTTTAAATTCAGAATATGTCAATCCTGTTTTATAATCTAATGTTTCATCTTTAATATCATAATTACGGGTATCATCTTGATATTCTAAATATCCATTTTGTAAAAGTGTTTCAGCAAAAAGTTCCATTCCACCTGCTTTTACCAAATTAGAATAAACAAATGCAGTTGCAGGGCCTTTTTTATCAATTACTAATTTATTTAATCTCGTTAATATATTATAAAATTTTACAGAAAATAATCTAATATATTTAAGATTTAAAATTAATCCTGTAATGTTATTTTTTTCATTTTCAAAAATAATATTTTCTTTTTCTGCATCAGATATTTTATTATCTGATGCATCATTTATTAGTTTTTTTATTAATGATCTTAATTTATCACCATCTGTTTTTATTTGTGATATTACTGTTTTCATACCTTCGGTTGAATAATATCCAACTAATTTATTTTTATCTTCAGATAATCCAGGAAAAACAAAATTAGATGCTGCAGAAGATGCTCTATCTAATGTATCATCAACGTTTGTTGTTGTTTCTAAATATGTTTTATATTGAAATGGTTCCATAAAACATTTAATTACAGGTGTAAATAACATTCCATTTGGTATTACACCTTTTTCAACACGTTTAGCAAATGTAAATGGAATTGAACCACGATAAAAACTAATATATCCAACAGCTTTATTTTTTAAATATTCTAATCCACCAGGTTTAATTTTCATAGCATAGTTTTTTTCACTGGTAAATATTTTATCTCTTTGAATTTGATCATTTAATGGTCTAATAAAATTTAATAAATCAACAATTTCATCAGCTAAATTAATCATTGGTGTTGCAGTTAGTAATACTACCCGTAAATTCTCAGAATTTTTAATTATCTTTTTTAGTGCCTCTCCGTATTCATTACCAGATATATTATGTGCTTCATCAACAATAAGAATTGCATTATTCATATTATTAATACGATCAACAACAATTTCACGTTCATATTCGCCTTCAGTATTTTTTCTATAAGATGATTTAATTTTACTATCACCAACAATTTTTTTTTCAACAATTTTTTCACCTAGTACTTTTTTATAAAAAGTTTTATATGATAATATTTTATAATATTGTAATGCACTATATATAGCATTTTTCTTTTCTTTTTCAATTTCATTTTTGGTCATTTGATCTAGTGCTTCTTTATTTTTAAGATAAGTTTCACCGGTTGTTGTTAATAATTCTTTTTTAAAATTTTCTCTTGTATTTGGTCCGGGTACTAATACATAAATTTTAGTATTGTATTTTTTAACTTGATCTTTAAATTGTTCTGCTACTCTAATAGATGTCATTGTTTTACCAGAACCAACACCATGCATTAATATAACACCTTTATATGGTGTATTCGTACTAATATAATTTGGTATAATTGCTTGTTGTTCTCTTGGTTCTATTTCTCCTTGTTTACAATTTAATGCACGATATTTTTTAACATCATCATATGTTTCCATAGTTGCACGTTGTGGAACACGGTGATAATAAAATTCTCTTTTTTTAAAAATTTTTGCTAATAATTCAGGGTCTTCTGGTTCTGGATATGAAAAATCTTTTGTAAATTTATTCTTTTTACTCATTAATTAATTTAGATTAGATATAATTTAAAATTTTATATTAAAATATATCTTGTGATATAATAACTAGATGGGGAATCAATCAGACTTGCTTTGCCTGTCTAATTAATAGGGTATCAATCAGACTTGCTTTGCCTGTCTAATTAATAGGGTATCAATCAGACTTGTTTTGCCTGTCTAATTAATAGGGTAATATTTATTACTAAAAATTAGAGAAACAAATAAAAAGTTTCATATAATGATCTTGAATTTTAATTAAAAAAATTGAATTTTTTTTTGTATATCATTTATATATCATTTTAAGTATGTCTTCGAACAGATACATCGCCAATAATATTAATACTAATACTACATCTGACCCATATTTAAAACGTATGATTAATAGATGTAATCAAAATGTTATAGATACTCAGAATTATTTATCAAGTAAATCTAAAAATTATAATCAGTCTTCAACATATTTTGGAAATAATTCATCTTCACAGCAACCACCATTTCAACTGAATCAAGTACTGAAACAGCAACCACCATTTCAACTGAATCAAGTACTGAAACAGCAACCACAATTTCAACTGAATCAAGTACTGAAACAGCAACAGCAACCACAATTTCAACTGAATCAAGTACTGAAACAGCAACCACAATTTCAACTGAATCAAGTACTGAAACAGCAACCACAATTTCAACTGAATCAAGTACTGAAACAGCAACCACAATTTCAACTGAATCAAGTACTGAAACAGCAACAGCAACCACAATTTCAACTGAATCAAGTACTGAAACAGCAACCACAATTTCAACTGAATCAAGTACTGAAACAGCAACCACAATTTCAACTGAATCAAGTACTGAAACAGCAACAGCAACCACAATTTCAACAACAATCACCGTTTCAACAACAGCAACAATTACATAAAAAACAAAGTATGACTACACCTATGCAGATAAAAAATAATCATAACTATAAAAGTGCTGGTACTATTGTTATTGAACAAGGTTATAATAGACGTAATGGTAAAACATGTGATGCTATATTTTTGGGTTTTAATAATAATAGAAAAATGTATGAACTTTTTTATGGTAAGCGTGATTTATATGAAAATAATGAACTCACGACAGCATGTAGAGAAACAAAAGAAGAATCAAGTAATATGTTTAGACTTTCTGAAAATATGTATAATATTCGTTATTCAGTTAATACTAATGATAAACATTATGCATTTGTTATAAGAGTGAAAGCACCTAATGGTGGAATACAAAGTAGTGTATTTAAAAAAAATCAAAAACAACTTTATCAAAATAATGCACCACATGAATGGCTTGAACTTACAAATATCACACGAATTGATATTGGTGAAGCAATTCAACAAGGTATTTTGCATCATATGACAGGAAATTTTACAATGAATGACGTATATGGAAATATATGTGTTATTTTTGCAAGAGATGCTGAATTTATTGCTGATGCATTGCGTAATAGGATGCATCAACGAGGGACTGTTAATCAGTTGTCATTTGTTAAAAATTGGATCGATCCAAAAAAACCGTATCTAAATGGAACATCAGCATATATGTAGATGTAGATGTAGTTGTAACTTATTAATTTATTTTCAAATATATATTTTGTAATATTAAATGGAACAAACAAAAAATTTATATCTTATGATATAATAATTAGATGTGATAGTAAATTGTAAGTTTTCAAAAAGTAAATATAATATCTTTAGAAGCAGATATTATATTTACTTTTTTTGTTTATTATAATCAAACTTATAAAATAATGAAGATAGTTGTGTTTAATTCTGATATGTTTTACTCGTATAATTTATTTTTTAAAATTAAATATTTTTTTTTATAAGACGTGTTTATAATAAACTCTTTTAATTAGTGTTTATTATAACCTCATTTAAATTAAATTATTTATAAAATATATTTTTATAATATTTTTTATAAAAGAAGTG